AGATTAAAATGTATAAATCGAAACGGATCAACACCATTATCCACCGCAAACTGGTGTGGAAGATACGAATTAAAAAACATAATCGTACCTGGTTTTGGTCTCAATAAAACTTTCTCTGTAGCCATAGTTACTATGTTTCTGTCTTTCTCTGGTAACTGGGTCATCATCTTACCCGCTCTTGGATCATGAAAGAGTGGGGCTGAAGTTCTGTCAGAGCATTTTAAAAAATAAAAACCTGACATATGATTGTTCCAATGTATGTGAGTATCATGGTGACCACCACCTTTACTTGCAAACTCTTGGCACCATAACTCGGTAAACTTTAACTCATAGTCTTTTAAATCATAGCCTTGTGACTCTAAAATATTCTCAGATGTAGATTTAATAAATCTTCTTAACTGATACAGCTCTGCTTCTGCCATCAGATTTTCAGTATGGTAAGACAAACCAATATCACCAATAGGTCTCTTGGCTTTTGCTTCCCTTTCACTAATTTGTTTCTGTGTATTGTCTTTTGCTTTTTGAATGTGAGGATCACATGTTCTGTTGGTCTCTTCTAAAAACTGTGGAGCCTCCGCTCTGTAGACTGCTGATTGAAATATAGGTGACGTTGATAGTTCCATTACATTACTTCTCCCTTTGTATTTATTATCTTACCCATTGGAGCAAACTCTGTATCTTGGGTTTCAATCACAATTCGATGAGTTTCTCTGCTTCCGATGACTTGATTTTCCAACAGCTTCATAGATTTTATATCGTAGTATCTATCACCTGACTTCACTTGGAATCTAGCGTCCTTTGTGATGGGTGACTTCAACATCTTCTCCAAAGCCATTTGTACTACTTTCGCCTTTATCATATTTAAAGTGACATTGAATATACTGCACTCTATGTTATATTGCAAGTATGGGACTACCTAAAAGACTTACAGATCAGCAGATGAAGTTTGCTCATGAGCTGGTCACCAATGAAGGCAGAATTACGGCAACAGAAGCAGCTATCAGAGCAGGTTATGCAAAAGAGTCGGCCAGGTCTAGAGCTTGTGAGTTACAAAACCCAAAGCACTATCCACTTGTTGTTAAATACATGGGTGAACTTAGAGCAGAGTATCAAAAGAAATATGAAATTACATTTGAAAAACACATTACTGAGCTAGCGAAAATAAAAGCTTGCTAGAATCAGAGATGAAGCTAGAGAAAAAGGCGCTTGGTCTGCTGCTGTTAATGCAGAGGTTGCACGAGGTAAAGCAGCCGGACTCTACATAGAACAAAAAATTATTAGGACAGGTAAGTTAGAAGACTTATCAGCGGAAGATTTAGAAAAAAGAATGAAAGAAATTTTAGATGAATACTCACCAATACTTGAAGGAGTTGAGGTTACTGACCTAACAGATGAAGTGAAAGAAAGGCAAAAGAAACTGCGATTACAACCAGACAAAAGTAAGTCAGCAACACTCGATGAAACTTCTGACTACTTGTCAGAGTCCTCGTCTTCGTCCTCATCAGATTCAGAATCATCCTCATAATCATCATCCTCTGGTCCGTCGATAGCAACAGTTAAGTCTTCAATGATATCACCAGAATCATTTTGAATGACTAGCTTTCCATCTTCAACCATATTCTTTACTGCCTCTTCGACCATTTCTTGAATTGTTTTAGCCATGATATGTCCCCTATATTTTTGTTATTTTAACAACCCACGGTTTGGGTATCATGATACGATCACCAAACGAAAAGCTGCCGTCGTCTTCTCTATCATAACTTGCAAAAAGTTTAACACACTTTTTATCTTTTTTATAAAGCCAACCTTCATTTACTGGTGTGGCTAATCGCATCTTATCAAATTCTTTTTCATCGGCCCATCCAGAATCACTTACACAATCAATCCATTCAACTCTTACTCTATCAAAA